GTAAATTCAATAGAAACCCCAATCTCTTTAAGATTAGGATTACCAAGATAACCTGATTTTTTTTTATACCCCATCGTCTAAAAACTTCTGGCTGTCAAGAGCCTTGTTTCTGCTGCGATCTTTGTTTATCAAATCTTGTAGTTCACTGGTAGAACCAACGTAAATTGAATTATTAGTGGTGTGATTAACTTTAATTTCTTCTTTCTTGATTGCTTTAGATTTTTGATATAGATCCAGCAAATCTTTATTCATTTCGGATACTGTTTTTAATAACTGTCCAAGAACTTCATAAGCTCTTGGTGAGTCACCAGCTTTTGCAACTTTAAGAATTTCGTCTACCGCAGAAGAACCATTATCGATAAGACCTTTGATATTATCTCTAACATAATTAAAATCTGCATCCAAACTAACACCAGCAGTATTATCTGTTTTTTTTACTATTGGTATTATTTCGGGGCCTTTAAATTCAATACCAAGATTTTGAGAAATAATATCAGAAGATTCCATATACTAATATTTATCCAGTAATTCCAATCTCATTTATTAAGGTTATTCCATTCATGTCATATAACCCAAAATTAAAGTTTTGTATAGTGGGATGATTTGTGGTAATTTTTCCATAAATATAAGATTTTGCAACAAACTGATATGAACTAACAATAAAACGTCTAGTACTAAAATCTCCTTCATATTCTTGTGTTAAAGTACTGTTTATAATAGAAATAGGAACATCAGCGCTTTCATTTAAACTATTCATCTTTAATGAAACAACAAATTCTGGAGAAAAATAAGGAAGAATTTGTTCCATTATTTGAAAATTTTCTTCTAAATTTCTAGTATAAATACTTAAATTAATAATAAAATTATAAGGAACTTCAGCATATGAAGTACTAACATCTCCGTTTTGGTTCATTGAAGATGTTGTTTGATTTGTTTTATTAAATTTTCGTGTAGGATCGTAAACAAACTGCAAAAATTGAAACGACATTCTTGGGAGGGATATTTCTATACGAGTTTTATCACTAATTGAACTGGGTTCTGTTAAACGTTTAACAAACTTTTCTTTTGGACCATAGGTAATAGGAACTTGAAAAATTCTGCTGTTTCCATTTTCATCAGTTTGTTCTAGTTCAACACCACTAAAAAGACTACCAAAAGCAATTACTAATTTTCGGATAGAATCGTTTTTAAAATGATTAAACATTAATAATTACCCTCAGAAAATGGATCAGTTTCTGTAAAATTAAATAAGTCTAATTTTGTTGCTTCAGTTTCTATTTCGTCATTATCGCCCGCAGGAGTGTTATCCTCACTATTAGTCAAAACTATATTTGTGGTTTGACCCTGACTACTCAATACATAACACTCTAGGCCACTGCCTATGCCCTTTAGAGTGCTGCCAGTAACAATATTTCCTATTATATTAATTAGTTCTACTTGACCAGTCAATCCTGCTGGCTTGGATGCAACTACACCAGAACCAGTCGCGTTTTCTTGTAGTGCATTAACACCAGTAAGACCAACAACTTGATAGACAAATTCTCCAGCATAATAATTGTTTGCCGTTATTCCAGTGATATCATTACCTGTAACAAATCTATAAGTGTATTGTCTATTTTCAGATTGCACCGCATCAATATCTGTAGTACCAGTAGAAACAGTTTCTTGATCGTAAGTGAACAACTCGCAAGTTAAACGATAAGAGTAAAGTTTTCCTAACGAATAAAAAGGATTTTCGTGTTCCACAAAGTTAATTTCAAATACAGATTTAGAAAGAGGGAAATAAATCAAATCTCCTTCTCTGGGTCGTATTATTGTTTGGAATCTTGTTTGTACTTCTTGTGTAAATCTTTTTCTCGAAAGAGTTAAAAATATATTATCTTTAATTTCAATACCAAATTTACTGGCTATATCGCCTTGGCCTTGAAATCCAGAAACGGAATCAATATACATTTCAATAGGAACTGCGTATTCATAATTAACTTGTTTTCCTTCACCAAAAATTTTATCTAATGAGACAATATTTCTGGGTATATAAAACATATCTCTGCCCATTGTTTTAATAATTTCAATGGTGAGATCTTCTGTTACATCTTGCTCACCAGAATAATCTTTAAAATATGGATTAGTTGGCATGTTAACCTGTCATGAAATCTACTGGCAATTCGTAGCTTCTTAGTACGTCTTCTTCAATTCTTGCAATTTCATTTATTGCTTCAGTGTATATCTGACCGCCACGCATAACCACACCACCAGGCAGAGCAACACCATCAAACTTAGACATGTTTGCGCCCCATTGTCGTTTAATTAATGCAGTAATGTATCGTTTCAAATAACGATCATTAAAAATTTCAGTATATTTTTCTGGATCTAATGCAGCATACGCTAAAATACAAATCCAATTTCCCGTTTTAGCTTCCTCGGACCAATTCATATCCAGATAAAGACGATTGGTTACTTTACTGAATTCAATAGCTTTTTCTGGCTGAAACATGTCTTGAATCAATTGAATGTATCGCTTTGTGGAATCGTAAGAAGCCAAACCCATAGAGTTAGTACCACTAAGATTTCTGTTAATACCAAAGTAATCGGTTAGGGCTAATTGGTAACGAACATCAAACATATTAATATTTGAAAACGCACCAAATTGCATAACTTTAACAATCGATACTATTTGTTTGCCGGTTGGTCCGTCTGCTTCGTTCGGAGACAGAATAGATTCGGTATTGATATATCTGTTAGTAATATCATTATTAGTTAATTGATACTTAAAAAATACCTTTTCAACACCATCAAAATGGCGTTCTGTAAAGTATTGTAAAGCATCGTCTAAACGGTCTTCACATTGTTGCCAATCCACATTAATATCAACAACTGGAGCACCCAATTGTCGTAGGCTGTATTGAATTAAAGATTCTCTGGAATTTGGTGTTGCCATAAGGGTTAAATATATTTATGGCAATTAATAATTACAAAATTTGATATTATTCTAAAACCGTACCTTCAGGCGGTATGTGAGTATTAACTTGAATTTTGGCTACTTCTGTATAATCAATATTTTCAATATAATATTTTCTAGTTATTGGTTCAGTTTTTTCTTCTGGAAGGCTGTTTTCGTAGTTAGTAAATCCAGGCATTTTTAATGGACAATTTAATTTAGGGTAGTCCAGTTTACTGTACTCTTCTGATGTGCCTGTTAACCAAGTTCTGGCAGAATCACCACACCCACAACCACCACAATAAAATTTTCCAGGAGTCTCACTTTGCTTAAGGTGCTGGCATGGAGGCAATTCTCCACCACCAGCTTGATTGCCAAAACAACTCAAAACTCGCAGCTGTTTTGTTGGTGTATCAATTTTATTGTTGACAAATCCTCTAGAAACTATTGCTTGAGCAAAACTTTGAACAAGACCAAGCTTTGTAGAAAGAATACTTTTTACTTGCTGTTCTGGTGGTTGTTTTTTAAAATCTTGATTTTGTTTATTTTTATTGCATCCACATCCCATAATATAATCCTTTCACTTACTATACTATTTATCCAGTTAAACCTAATGGTATTAATGTATAATAGCCAGTATATATTGCTGTTTGTCGTGTCATTGGCAACAGATATAAAATAGCAGTAGTTCCATCAGTATTACAACCAAACGTCCAAGACCAACCACTAGGCCAAGGTGCTGAAAAATTGATTGCTGTTACATAAGTTTGGACATCAACATATTCATTAGCACCAGGTTGAACTACAAGATCCTTTTTTGCTAGGAAATAACCGGGTTGAAGAGGTTCGGTTTCCTGACCTAAAATACTGGGCCAACTACCTTGAGTGATATTTTCATCAATAACATTTACTGTTGAGGTAATATCGGCCATATTATAATATAGATTATTAAATCTGCATATTTCAGCACTTAATCCTGTTTTTGATGTTATTTTAAATGAGTTTTGTATAATTCTATTATTTCCAGTAGCTTCCATCACTCGACCAAAACTAAAAGTACCTCCAGCAATAACAGGTCCATTAAAAGTAGCACCAGAAGCACTAATTCCTGCAGCAAAATTTTGAAGAACAGTAAATGTGTTGGCTGTTGAGGTAGATATTAAGTTTGAAGCAGATATTGGTCCAGTAAAAGTAGCACCAGAAGCACTAATTCCTGCAGCAAAATTTTGGCGAACAGTAAATGTATTCTCTGCTCCAGTAGTTATTCCAATACTACCAAGATTTACAGCACCAGTTGCTCCGTTAATAGAATAAACTATATTTGGTGCAGTAATACCACCACTAAAAAAAGCTTTAGTGCCACTAATACCGCCAACTTCATCAATTACAACATATGCTGTCAAACCAGTTGTATATCCTAAACGAGAATTAAATGGAGTTACTGCCATGGTTTACCTTTATTTATTATGCTCCGCTACCAATACCACCAGCGTTTGGATAAAGAGTTGCGACTGTTCTAATTCTGGTAGGATTTGTTGATGATGGTGTTACTCGTAATCTCCAAGAACTACCGCTAGTATCAACAGTATATATTGCCACACTGGAACCATTAGTTACATTTCCGTATTCAACGTGCGATACTGTGTAGACGCTACCACCACAAGTGGCAGACATTAATATTTTTACAGTTTGCATACCAACAGTTCCAGAACCTGATGTATATCTTTCTGCTTGAATTAAAAATTCTGCAGAAGAATATGAAATAATTGGATATTCCAGCATAGATACTGTTCCTGTTGATGTTGTATTAGTTAATTGAGTTCTGATAACTTGACCGGATGGTAATGTTATCAGATTTGATACGTTATTACCAGAACTAATAAG